TGTTATGTCTGGTATTGGTAGTGGACTTTATCTAAGAGAAGGTAATAACGTTCACGATTGGTACAATCAACAGACTCTTGGACTTACAAATAGTACAATTTTCTGGAATCAAATTGCAGAAGCACCAAGTACAACTGAGTATGCTAAGCAAAGAAACTCTAAGTACGATGAGTTCCATGTATTAGTTGTAGACGATACAGGATCTGTAACTGGTACAGCTGGTGCAATAGTAGAGAAGTGGGTTGGATTATCAAAGGCACTTGATGCTAAGATCTCTCCAAGCACAGATATCTTCTACAAGAACTACCTTGCAAACTTCTCACAGTATGCATTTGTTGGTGCTGCACAAACTGGTATCGGTCTTAAGAATACCATGTTAAGTGGATACACTGTAGATTCCAGTGGTACATGGGGTTCCAATGCACAAGGAAAAACATTCAACGGTGCTGGCCCAAGTACATTCTCACTTGCAAACGGAAACGACTACGGTTCTGAAGGTTCTTACAAGTGTTCATTAGGAGATATTATTTCTTCTTACACAGTATTAGATAACCCTGCTGAATACTCAGTTAACTATCTAATTCAAGGGCCATCTGGTGGAGATTCAATCTATGAGGCACAGGCTAAAGCAAACAAGCTTATCCAAATTGCAACTACTCGTAAGGATTGCATCGCATGTATTTCACCATACAGATCTGGTGTTGTTGGTTTAACTAACTCTGATCAACAAACTAACAATATTATTTCATTCTTTGAGAGTTTAACATCTAGTTCTTACGCAGTGTTTGACTCAGGTTATAAGTATACCTTTGACAGATTTAACAACACATTCAGATACATTCCACTAAACGGTGACATCGCTGGATTGATGGCAAGAACATCTATTCAGTCATTCCCTTGGTTCTCACCAGCTGGTGCAACCAGAGGAACAATCAACAATGCAGTTAAGATTGCTTACAACCCATCTCAAGCTCAGAGGGATATGCTTTATCCTAAGAGAATTAACCCTGTGGTATTCTCACCTGGCGCTGGTCTTGTACTATTTGGTGATAAGACTGCACAGAAGGAAGCATCTGCGTTCGATAGAATCAATGTTCGTCGTTTGTTCTTAACAATCGAAGGAACAATTGAGAGAGCTGCAAGATCACAGTTATTTGAATTTAATGATGATCTCACAAGAACTGCTTTTGTGAATATTGTTGAACCATATCTTCGTGATGTACAGGCTAAGAGAGGTATTTCCGACTTCGTAGTCATTTGCGATGAGTCAAATAACACACCTGATGTTATTGATTCAAATACCTTTAAGGCAGACATCTTCGTGAAGCCTGCACGTTCTATTAACTTCATTGGTCTAACCTTTGTTGCTACAAGAACAGGCATCAGCTTTGATGAAGTGATTGGATCTGTTTAATTTTACTAAATACACCACGGAGAGGATTTAAAAAATGCCCGCAAATTTACCAAAGGTCAATCAAAGAACCATAGACTCATTTAGGTCTAGGTTGGTTGGTGGTGGAGCTCGTCCTAACCTGTTCGAGGTAAAACTAGTTTACCCAGAAGGTATAGCGAAAGAGATCTCAAACGAAGAACTTGCCTTGGATACTAGATTCATGGTAAAGGCTGCAAACCTACCAGCATCAAATATCAACGTTATTGATATTCCATTCAGAGGCAGAAACCTCAAGATTGCTGGAGATAGAACATTCGATGTTTGGACAATCACAGTTATCAACGACACAACATTCAGACTTAGAAACGCATTTGAAGCATGGATGAATAGAATCAACCGTGTTGACAATGCTACTGGAGAGGTGACTCCTGTTGATTATCAAACAAATGCATATGTCTATCAGTTAGGTAGAGACGCTATCAATGGTCAACCTAATTATCAAACTCCTGAGAACTATATCGGTGACAGTGCTGGAAAACTTCAGAAAGCAATTACTGCTAATTCTGACGTTCCTGTTCTAAAAACTTATAAGTTCCACGGAATATTCCCAACAAACGTAAGTGCAATCGAACTATCATACGATCAGTCAGATTCAGTCGAAGAGTTTACAGTGGATCTACAAGTCCAGTGGTGGGATGCCTATAGAGGAGAAGATTCAGAATCATTCTTAACAGGTTATAATCAGAATCAATAGACATAACATAATATTCGTGTTATAATATATTGATAAATAACTGGGACAGCCCAGTAGTAGTGAGTTAATGGCTAAATTATTTGGTTTTAAAATAGAGAAAGATGACGAACAGAATAAGAACGTCATCTCTCCTGTTCCTCAGAATAATGAGGACTCATCGGATTACTATGTTTCGAGTGGGTTTTATGGCCAGTATGTTGATATTGATGGTGTTTATAAATCCGAGTACGAATTAATAAAAAGATATCGAGAAATGGCACTTCACCCAGAAGTGGATTCTGCCATAGAAGATATAATAAATGAAGCAATAGTTTCAGATCAGAATGATTCTCCTGTCGAAATCGATTTGGAGAATCTTCCAGCATCTGCGAAACTAAAAGAATTAATTAGAGAAGAGTTTAAAAAGATAAAAGAGATCATGGACTTTGATGCAAAGTGCCATGAAATTTTAAGAAACTGGTATGTTGATGGTAGAATTTTCTATCATAAAGTTATTGATATCAAAAAACCAGAAGACGGTATTAAAGAAGTTAGATATATTGATCCTCTAAAAATAAAGTTAGTAAGAAGATTAAAGGTAGATCCTACTTTAAAAGGTGCCATAGCACAGGTCAATGCAAATAGTCCAGATCAGATAGAGTCTCCAGAGATAGAAGAGTTCTATCAATATGATCCTAATCAACATCAGGCAAAAAATACATTAGGTGCTATTGGTCAAAGTCCTTTCTCAAGCAGACAAAAACCAGTAAAAATTACACCAGATGCTATCACATTCTGTCACTCTGGTTTGGTAGATAGAAATAAACAAACTATACTTTCATACTTACATAAGTCAATCAAGGCACTCAATCAACTAAGAATGATTGAAGATAGTCTTGTTATCTACAGACTATCAAGGGCACCAGAACGTAGAATATTCTACATTGATGTAGGTAATCTACCAAAAATCAAAGCGGAACAATACCTCAAAGAGGTAATGAACCGTTATAGAAACAAACTTGTTTATGACGCTGCTACTGGAGAAATAAGAGATGACAGAAAACACATGTCGATGCTCGAGGACTTCTGGCTACCAAGACGAGAAGGTGGCAGAGGCACTGAGATCACTACGTTGCCAGGTGGACAAAATCTTGGCGAACTTAGCGACATCGAGTACTTCCAAAAGAAACTATACCGTTCACTAGGAGTTCCAGAATCTCGTATTGCTGGATCAGGTGACGGATTTAACTTAGGTAGATCATCTGAGATACTAAGAGACGAAATTAAATTTACCAAGTTTGTTGGTAGAATGAGAAAGAGATTCTCTCAACTGTTCAACGATATGTTGAAGACTCAGTTAATCTTGAAGAATATTGTCACTCCAGAAGATTGGGAAGTTTTATCAGACCATATACAATATGATTATGTCTATGATAATCATTTTGCAGAACTGAAAGAGTCTGAGTTGATGAATGAAAGACTGGGAGTTGTTGCTGCAGTAGATCCCTATGTTGGAAAGTATTTCTCAGCTGATTATGTGAGAAGACATATCTTAAAACAAAAAGATGAAGAGATCATAGAAATAGATAAGCAAATGAAACAAGAAATAAAAGATGGTATTATTGCAGATCCTATGGAGGTACAACAACTTGAAATGGGTGTACATCCAGAACAACTCCCAGGCGGGGCAATGAATCCCGATCCTATGGGTATGGGAGCTCCTGTAGAACCTGGCGTAGATGGTAGTGCCACAGAGGCGCCAGAAATGCCTCAAGGCGGAGAAATATAAATAATAAGTAATCCTATTCTATATTAACTGTTATGGATAATGATTTAATTGACATGATTGCAGCTGATAATGCTCAAGCTGATGTGCATGATAAGATCAAAGAGATCCTTTATGCTAAGTCTCAAGAGAATATCAATGCTGTAACACCAGCTGTCACTGCTGACATGTTTGGTGGGCCTAATCCCTATCTTAATGATGAGGAAGAGGTAACGGATGAACCAGAAGCAGAAGTAGCTGATGGTACACCTAGTTCCGTTGAGGATACAGCGGAAGTTGAAGAGCCTGTCGCTGAGGCAGAGCCTGTTGATGATGAAGTAGAAGAAGAACAACCTGAGGCTTAACTAATGAAACTCATCACAGAAGAGATCGAAACCGCCAAGGTTCTTGTCGAGGAAAAAAACGGCAAGAAGAATATGTTTATTGAGGGTATCTTTTTACAAGGAAACCTTAAGAACAGAAATGGTCGTTTTTATCCTGTGGAAACTCTTGAGAAAGAGGTCAACAGATACA